GTCAGTTAGTCTCATCATGACAGAAGTCTCCGCCATAGTCCGACCTCAATTGAAGTATTGAGCGTTTTAATGAGAGTGGCCCCCCAGCTGTGTAGTCAAGAACCGGATGCGCCATAATTGCCAACGCTCGGTTCAGAACTTCGACCCGAAGGTTTCGGGCCGCCCACAGATTAAAACCTAGTAAGCCTAGGTTCTCAACAAAGCCCCTCTTCTCAAAGAGCTGCGCGTACTCCCCTGGTCCTGGATCTCTAGCCAGGGGCCCGCCAATCGTGAGTCTCAGTCGACCCCGCCTTAATGCTCGCACAGCGACCCAGCTCGCGTACATCCCCCCGAATGCAGCGGAGTGAGCTCTTCGGGCCTGCTCCTCGAACTTTCTATAGAACGTGAAAAATTCCGCGTCCTCATCTAAAAGATCGACCACGCGGTCGACCTTGCGGTACCATGCCCGACGGGCGACATGGTGTCGTGGCGGTTTCTTGAGGCAACCTTCCTTTTCCAAAACCATTGCATCATACAAGTAGTGCATGATGCGGTTTGTGACATGGTGGTTGCCCATGTTCTCGACCCACGCCGCCACGAGACGATCAAGGTGGTCCTTGAGGTTACGAACCCTCCCTTCTGGATACAGGAGGTTGGCAACCACTTCGGCAGTGGGCCGGACGCACATGACCGCCTCTGACGACGAGTCCCGCTTGAAGTAGTGCGACAGAAACTTAGCTCTGCCGTTGAAAACATAGGTCCACCTATGTGTAGCACCGGGGGCCGGACCGATTGGTTCAGTCTCTAAAACCTCAAACTTCTCGCTGAACGTGAGAGGTGCCCCTTTCTCAGCCGCCAGGGCCTTGCGGTACCGACCAATGACTGCGCGAGAGTGGTCCTGAGTATCACAGGGAACTCGAGGTCGAGCAAAGCCCACATACAACGTGGTCCCCACTGTTGTCTTCTCGACACTCAGCTTATGGTCATATAACTCCAGAAAATTCCTGGAGGCATGATAAAGGAAGTTGGTGGCCCACTCCCGTCTCCCGAATGCATTTTTCGGGACTGTCAAGCCCACGAGGTTATCATCCCCGTGGACGAAGAGCGCGAACTCTGACACCCCGGCTCGGTATAAAATCTCCTGCCACATAATGGCGTTTATAATGGAGTCGAGCAAGGCGGTGAGTCCACTGCCAGATGGTACACCCCCGTTCTTACGGACGACTTTACCAGTGTAGAGGACGATGTCTGAACGAATGATTTCGTCCTCAAGCCAGTCAAAAAGCCTGTCGTCCTGCGTGTCGGAGAAACGAATGGCACCGAACGCAGCACGAAGCACGTCAAAGGCACGCGCCATCAGCTTTGGGCCACAGTTTATGTCAAACTGTGAAAAGTCGCCGTTTATGAACACATTGTGGGCCGAAAGCCTGTCACAGATCTTTTTCGGATCGTCTCCGAATTTGTTAAATCCGTTCGTTATCACTTTCATTTCACAATGAAGGTGCTCCAGGAGGGGCACTGCGAATCGCGCGGCGACGAGGGCCTCATGTTGGTCCCCCATAAATACAGCCCGACCGAAGGGCTGCAAAGTCTCAGACTTCACCCGGAACTTCTCCGACTCAGCCAACTTCGTCCTCCCAGCCAGTGCGTATCTTGGCTTTAGATACCCTAAGACGGGCTCAGTCGAGGACTTGTCGACCACCTCGCGTGCCATATCCATGGCTAACGCGACCGACTCACGCTTCCTGTCGAACCCAAGGGCCTTGAACGTCGGGCCTGGATTAGCACCCAAGTTCTGGACACTGCCCCTAACGGCCGAGTCGAAATCGTAAGGTCGAAGTGAACCAGGTTCCACTCCGAGAAACCTACACTGCTCTGCTACATTGTAGGTGAAAGGACACGGAGACAAATACTCCCTGTCTAATAAATTGACGGTCTTCCAACCGTCATCCATCCCTCCACCTCTTCTCTCCATAATAGAGAGTTTCGACAGAAGGACTGCCTCCCCCCCTCCAAGTACGTTCATGGAAGAAGAGAGGAACTTGTTACGAGGCACTGCCGTAGACAGGTCGCAGCTATATGAAGGAAGTTCGTCCTCCAGGGGGGTCAACACGGAGAACCGGTTGCTACAGAGCAGCGGAATATCCGCTGCGAGCCTCTTTCCAGAAAGAGGTTTCATATAGGGTAGATGTGAATCCACCAGTAACGTGAGGGTGCTCCAGTTACTCTGGAGCAAAGTCATCAGAGACTCCAGGGGCCGCACCTTCCGCCGCGGGGACGAGAGGGCGCGAGCCAGAAGCCCTGGTGACGGCCTCTTGCACCTGGCTGATGACATTAGTCTCGCTGCCGAGGCGACGAAAATTCCCGTACACCTCCCGTTCGGCCTGTTGCACTTTGTTGGCACGTGCGGTTGCCAAGTAGGACTCGACGGTGTATCGAGCTTTTAGGTCCGAGGAGCTTTCGAACCGCGAGACGAGGGCCTCCCTTTCAATCCGGGACAATGTTGTATCCCGGCAGCGTCGGACTTGTTCCCACGCGGGTATCACAGTCGCCAGTTGGCGACCGAACTCGTCTCTCTCCGCTCTAAGGAGCCGGAGTTTCTGCTGGAGGTCCCGTTCGGCGGCCTCATAGCGCGCGAGAGCGCGAGTTCTCTCTCGTTCAAGAACCTCCAGGAGCATGTAACCCTGCTTCTGGGCGACCGAGAGTGTGACCTCCTTGGTGGGGAGGAGGACGCGGCGGACTTCTTCGAGCATCCGCTCGTTCTCGAACTCGTCGAGAATGACACTCAGTGACTCACTGAGAGATTTACGGTCCACTTGGACCTTGTTCCGGAACTGCTCGTAGCTGGTCACGAGCTTAAACAACCGGCAGAACTTACCGGCTTTATGTTTGTCGAGTCCCATTGACTCGACAACCAAGGCGAATTGAACAAGAAGATCCTTGTCCTTTAATAGACCAGAGGTCGGTCTCTGGCCGTATGGCACTTTCCGGAGTTGAGCCACATCCTCGTAAAATTGCTCCGAGGATGGCACCGGAACGAACGATGGAAGCGACTGCTTC